CCAACAAGTGCAATGATTTCTTAAGATTCGCCTTTGCTCCCATCCTATAATTACAAAACACATAGAAATACAATTTCGCATTAAAAAGATTCATTTCGAATACAAAAAAATTCATCGCCAATAAGAACTAAACCTTCACCATAGTTTGATTTATTATCGTAGTAAGCATAATAACAGTCATAATAAGATTTTTAATTATAATTATTATCATAATAATATCCTTTTTCATAGTAATAATAATTACTATAAGCATCACCAATTTTATAATCCTAATGTAATGAATTACCAAAATTAGAGTTATAAAAATGTTTAAATGATGATGAATTTAATATAAGAGAATTTGACACTCCTTAGTATGTGACTTAAACAAAAAGATAAAATAATAAAAACTCTCAAAAAAGCTATTTTTTGAGAGTTTTTGCAAAAATTACTTTTTAAATCTATCTGCTAAATTTTTTTCAAAACCTCCCCAAGCTTCTTCTTCTGTATTATAGCTGTCTTTTTCTGTTCTTTCGTCATCTTTATTTTTACGACCTCTTCTTATTAAGACCACCACTAAATAAATTAGTAGAATTACGCAAATTATCATTATTACTATTAATGCTGTTACCATGTTTACTTAATTTTAAGATATTAATTATTATATTTAAACTCTCCTATAATCTTATATTATATTTAGGAGCAATTGCTTCATTACTTTTAATGTTATTTTATTAGTCGGTCATTTTAAAAGTTAGCTCTACTGTATAAGATTTTGAATAATCTATTTTATTATTTTCAACTAGATAGATATTCACTAGAAACTCAGCCTCATAATGAAAATGAATATTAAATACCTTCCCTGCAAATTTAAAACTGTTCCACTCATCTATGTCATTAAAATATATATCTTGCGTATATAATATTTTATCAATATAAACATTTATAGTTGCTTTCCTTGTAAATGGATTTACTTCTACTTTAAAAATCATAGTTTTAATTTTAAATAAAGTAAAACCTAAACTCTATTAAAGCTTAGGTTTTACAGATGTTTTAATCTTCCAAAATATTAAAGTCTAATTTAGTTGTAAGAAATTTAACTGCTTCCTCTGGTGTTGCAAAAGTAAGCTCTGAACTATCTAATTCTTCTCCCTCCTTTGTAATAAATGGAATATCATCATTCCAATTTGTAATGGTATAACCAGCATTATAATTTCCGTTATATCCGTCCCAATGATGCCAGTCAGTATAAGTTATAAAAATAGGTTGTCCTATCATTATATGCTCTTTGTGTAATTGATAAGCAATAATAGGTGTTTGCATTCTTATTGAAGTATCTTTTATATAAGAATTAAAATTAATGAAAGTTGTTACAGCTAGGTAACTTGCAGGAATAGTTGAAGTCTCCCCTTCAAAATAAATTCTTAAAGCTTCTTCTAATTTTAAGTTACAAGATTGAATGTTTGAAACTTCGTTTTTTGTGAACTCATGTGTGTTGCGAGATGGCATAATTTTGTATGTGTTTAAAGATTAATAATTTGATTGATTTATTTGTTATTTTGATAGTGTAAAGATAATAAAAATTTTGTTATAAAAAAATTATTTTGTATATATTGTAAAAGAAAATTCTTAAAATGTTGATAATTAATACATTATAACAAAAATTAAATTTAAAATTTCTAAAAATTCGTAATATTATTAAATAAATCTACACATAAAAATCTCAAAACTAAAATATTTATATTATCAGGAGTAAGAAGTTTGTATTTAAAACGTAACGTGTTATAGTAATATATAAAAAAACTACATCTATGTTATATAAATGTAGTTTATAAATGTGAAATTTGTAATTATCTGAGGAAATACTCAGGGTGCTGAATAGCGAATAAGGATAACATAAATATAGCTCCTCGTATTCCGTATAAGAACATCAAAGAAGTTGCACTACTAAATACCTTGCTAAGTATCCTATCTATCAAAGAAGAGTCTCCTAAATAAAGCCAATGCTTACCTGCTACATTATTTAATATAAAATCAAATATACTAAATCTTAACCCTGCGTAAAAAGATACATAATAAATAGTATCTAAAAAAGGTAACTGCTTATCAATTGTGAGTAAAAATAAAAAAATTAAAATAGATAAAGCCCAAAACAAATGATATAAAGTCTCTAAAAGTTTTTTAGGTCTGTAATTAATATTTAAGAACTTTGTGCTAAAATCCTCCCTTCTTCTTAGTGCTTGCATTTTCAAGCCATCTCCTACTGCGTTAAAAACAATACTCAATAAGAATATTATTAGAATTAAATTGTTTTCATTCATATTTTAAAAATTAATAATTATATGCCCTCGGGACATGAACTTGATTATTTTAATATTTACTTTATCTACAAATAAGTTTATAGATAATTCCGACAAATTATTTATAAATGTTTCTATACTACTCTTATCTGTTACAGTATTGTTACCTTCTAATACTACAGCATGATAACCTTCGTCTAATTCCCCTAAATATCTTAAAGTTTTACCTTCAATAGTAAAAGCTGTAAGTTTGTTTATTTTTGCTTTAATCTTTTTATCCATAATTTTTATTTTATAAATTCTTTTATTTGTTCCTCTGATAAAACTTTTCCATTTCTTTTTACAGTAAATTTCTTTTCATTATCCTTCATAAAATTAATCCAACGTTTAACCGTTACATCACAATATTTTTCGTCAAGTTCCTGCCCATAACATATACGGTCTGTTTGCTCACAAGCTATTAATGTAGTTCCAGAGCCTATAAAAGGCTCATAAATATTACTCCCTTTTGGCGAAAAATCTAATATTGCTTTTGTTGGTAATTCTAATGGGAAACATGCTTTATGATTTTCAATATTTGCATTAATATTGCTTATTTTCCATAAATTCTTAAAGCACTCTAAATGACCTTTGTTTATTTTCAAATTAATATTATTAAAAACAAAAATAAACTCATAAATTCTTGTCAAATTATTCCCTTGCAAAGATACAGCAAGTTGCTTTTCCCACACAATAGTCTCTTTTAATAATATTAATTTATTTATTTTAGAAACTATGTCAATATAAGCACTTGGACTATTTTTATTATAATTTATATTATATAATAAAGTTAAAGTGTCTGTGCTATTTGATAATATATTTTTAACGACCTGTATATTAAATTTAATATAATCCTCTCTTGTTTTATTGTCTATTTCATTATTTCTATATAAATTTTTATTATTTTTATCTGAAATAGTTAAACTTGTATTTGCATTATATGGAGGGCTTGTAAACACCATATCAGCCTTCTCCCCATCCATTAATTTTCCTACTGCATTACTATCTGTTGAGTCATTACAATGTAAACGGTGGTAGTTTAACTCATACAAATCACCAAATACTGTAATAGCTTGTTTTGGTGGTTCTAAGTCAGTATCCTCAGCCTCGCTGCTTTCAATTTCTTCCTCATGCAGTTCAAAATCCTGTTTTAATTCTAAATTAAAATCTAAATCTTTTTCAAAATTTTCTAAAAAGAAATTACTATCAAAATCAATTTCACCATAATTTGAATTTAGATATAAAATTTCTTTTTTTGCTTCTTCTATGTTTTTTGCAGAGACTTCAAAATAAGGAATTTTTGGAATTTCAAAACCTTTTCCTTTTAAAAATTTTAAAGCCGCTCTTCTGCCGTGTGCATCTATTGTCCACAATTTATCTTTCTGTTTCCAAACAACCGCTGGATATTTAAAACCTACCTCAATTATCCTATTTGCCAACTTCTCTATCTGAGTTGCTGACCTAACTTTAAAATCTTTTTGTAAATCAAGTAAACTCTCAAAATTAGTTAGTTCTAACTTTGATAAATTATATACTTTAATCTTTTTAGTCATAATTATAAATTTTTATGAATTAAATTGAATATTTTTGTCTCCGCCCCGTGCAATTTAGCACTTTTTGATATTTTATTATAAGTTACTTCTATTTTAATTTAACACACTTAGGGTAAATTTGATTATATAAGTATATTGAAAAATTATTTTAACGTAGTATATAGAATTAAACTTTATTTTAAAAATAACTTTAATCTACATAATTATAATAATATATAAGAAAAATCATAAAAGTTTTAAAAAGAACCGACCTGTATAATCTACCCTCATCTTTTTGTATATTAAATTATAACATTGACAAATTATGTAAAGCTCCTGCTCTGAATCCGTGTCGTGTAAAATTCCAGTAAACGAAGGCATCTGCCACGTTTGGAGAATACCCTAATCTTTTAATTATTTTTTCTTTCAGTTCAACTGTAATTTTATTCGCATTATTTACATATTTTACCGTTCCTAATTCTTTTTTTAATTGGTCAATAAACTTATAATCATCAAGTTGTATTCTAATTTTACCAAGTCTTAAATCCTCCCTTGCATACCAATACATCTGGGCTCTTAAACTTGCGAAATTATACAAAGGTTTGCCTTGTTCGTCTGTTGGTATTGCCTCCTTCCACTGCCCTCCTTGTAAAGATTGGCAGTCATATCCTTGATTATAAAGTGTTTCAATTGTGGAAGCTCCTATTCCTACAACATCTATTCCTACATAATTAGCGACTACATTATAATCATACAAGCGTGAACAATCATAATTTTCATATCCCAACATTTGATTTTTGTCTTCATCATTAATCAAATTATAAGCTAAATACGAAGCATTCGGGCAAACGAACTCTTCTATTTTTAATAAAATATTGGACTCTCCCCAAGCAAGTGCTGCCTTATCGCCTGTTAAAGAACGAGCTACATCTACTCCTACTGCGTTTGCTGTATTATCCATTTTAACCAATGAATTGATACACTGGTCTATCCAGTCAATTTTAATAAGGCTGTCAGGGGATTGTTTCGGAGACATTCCCCGAACCCTTGATAAAAAGAAAGGGCTGTTTTCACCATATTCAATCAGTCTCCTATCTATTGAAGCTCTTGTTACAGCCCCTGGCATTACTTCCTTATTCAAAACCACGTTTGGGTAATCATAAGCGGATATTCTAAAACTTTCCACCCCTGGTGTTTTTGCAAACCTATGTAAAGTATCTAATTCACTGTCAGGGTTTCCAACTGCAACTATAATATTATTTGATGCCGTGCAAGTATTTTTAAAAGCGTTGATTAAAGATTGTTTCAGCCCAGGAGCTTCTTCAAGAATTATCAACATATTTTTTCTATGAAAACCTTGTGCTTTTGTTGCAGACTCTTCTTCTGTATTTGCACCTGCCACAAAACCAATAGCTTGCCATGATTGAGAAAAGTCATTATCTTTTGCCTGTGCTTTTGTTGCTCCGACAACTCGCATATTTAAAGATAATATTTGAGCATCTGGTTGTATCCTTTTAAAATTTGCATAAGATTTTGTTATCTCCGCCCATAAATGCAACTTTAACTGGTCCTGTTTCGGTGCAGTCGTTACAACCAAACTATCCTCAAAGTTATCTAAAAACCAAAAGACTAAACGACTAAGCCAAAACGTTTTACTTGTATTGTGAGTAACTGTAAAATCATTCAATAAATATAAATGATTGCTATCTAATTCAAAACCATAATAATTATCAATTCCTAATTTTTCAATTCTAAAAGAAGTCAATAAATTTGGTTTACAAATATATTTAGATTTTACTTTTGTAGGTATAATATTAGAATTGTCGTTTATAACAAGCAAATAGCTACTATCTGTTAATTCTGTTACATATACCCTTAAACCAATAGAACGTGCAAGTATGCTTATGTTTTGGGACAAATAGGTATATTTTACTTCTATATAATAATTATTATTTTCATAGTATCCGTTTGAGTCTAATATTCCAGATAGAAATTTCAGTCTTATATCAGTTGTATTTATTAAATACTTCTTTGGTATATTATCATCTTTTTGTAGATTTAATTGTAAACCAGTAATATAAGGATTGCTTACAATCTGCCCTCTGTAAGTTACAGGAACTTTATAAAGATTATAAGAATTTTTGTTGTTCCAATTTATAAAGTCTTTGATGCTCACTGTAATAGGTAAACTATTCTTATGTTTCTTTAATGACAAAATATGACTTTCGTTGCAAACAAAAGGTTCTCCATTTTCAGGAATGATTTTATACATTAATTCTCTTCCTCTTGCTAATTCTAAAACATTACGAGGTGTGCTATCATCTCCCATAAGTTGCTCGCCTACTGTAATGTCTTGAACAAGTTTAACTGAACCATCAAACATAATTAGTTCAGTATCTTTGCCATGACAACCTGTTGCAGCTTCAATTGCTACCCACTTTTTATCGGCTATTGCATTCCACGCTGATAACAAAGGGTTTACGTCTCCGTCCCACTTATGATTTTTATATTGTTTTATTGCAGTCCATTGGTAACTATCCGCACTTTCCTTAAATCTGTCTTCAAGCCAAAACATCGGGTCGTGCTTATACCTATCATTTTTCAATCTGCGGAGCTTCTCTTCTTTTAATAAGCGTTGCTTTTTTTTCTTTTTCATTTTTTACGTTTTTTAGTTGCAGACTCTTCTATCTGTATATCCAACTCTTTGTCAGTAAGGTGTGTGTAATTATTAATTTGTTTGTTATGATTAATTGCTACAATGTTATTAATAGCTCCGTATCCTCTGTGTCGGGCATGAGCATTTAAAAAGATAGTCGCTGCTTTTAAATCACCTTCCATAAGTTTTTTAAACACAATTGTCTCCGCCGTATCAATCAGACTTTCCTCTGCCTCCATTAACCACGTATCAAAGTAGATATATTTTTTTCTCCATTCGTAAAACATAGTTCTGGAACAGCCTATTACTTTGCATGTTGCGGATACGTTACACGCTTTTTTATTGTATATATCTACAAAATTTCTTAACTTTACTTTTGATATTCTGTCGGTTCGTGGCATTGTTCATTTATGTTTTATTAACTTATTTACTTAATTTTATACTTTTTTATAAGTTTTTATATAAAAGTCTTATTATATGTATTTTATATAAAAATTGATGAAGTAGTTTTTATAATTACAAAAATACATGAATAAAATGTCTTATTATTCATGTATCGTGTTTTTTACTATTATTTATGGTCTTTAATCTATGTTATAAGCTATATTCCTGTCTTTTACTTACCATCATAAAACTCTAAAAACTTATTAAATGGTTCTTCTATACAACTGGATAGTTCAATATACGTCTTATTCTCCTCTGGAAACGTATGTATTGCAAAATGACTCTCACTGAGCAACCATAACCCTGTGTAACCAAAGGGTTCAAAATGTTTTTCAATTTTATCTTCTATTCCGAAATTACTATCTATTAGTAATTTTTTCAAAGTAAGGTTTTAGCTTACAAGGGTTTGTTTCTTTTATTTTCATATATTATTTAATTAACTGTAAAAATTCATTTCTAACTTCTGATTTTTCAAAAAGCCCTTTAAAATAGGAAGTTGTCATTTTGCCTTTCTTTTTCACTCCTCGCATAGTTTTACATAAATGTTCTCCTTTCATTACAAGTGCCATACCTATTGGCGGATTGTCTGATTTACATAGTTCGTCCCAAAGTGCATCTACTATTTCAGTAACAAGTCTTTCCTGTATTTGTAATTTTGCAGAATAATAATCTACAATCCTCGCCACTTTTGATAACCCTAAAATAAGACCTTCTTTGTGGGGTATATAAGCAAAATTATAATCTCCAAAAAATGGCAAAAAGTGGTGCTCGCAATAAGAATAATAGTCTCCTGAGTCTAATACCATCTGGTCGTAAGTTATTCCATCAGAGCCATTATTAAAAGTAGTTATCTTTGGCTTTTGACTTTTATCATAACCTCTTAAGGTTTCATTCCATACTTTTAAAATACGTTTTGGAGTGCCTTTTAATCCTTCTCTATTCGGGTCTTCTCCTATGTATTCAAATATTTGTTTTATTGAATTTTCAATAGCTTGTGTATCTGTATGCTTAGTTTCCATGTTTTATTATTCATTGTGTAATTAATACATTTAATTATATTCTCTTGGTCTAATTGCAACCGTTCTTTTTCTTTACCTACAAAAAGCGGACTTAAAAAATAAAAGTCTGCTCTTGGTAGGTCTGTTATTTTTGGTATTTTATCCGAAATTGGATACCTAAGTTCATTTACACCTCGTGGAAAGTTTTTAAGTAATGTTTTTTCGTTTACTTTTGGGCTGCATGCAATATAATCTATTTCTTTTGGAACTCTATTTGTTCCGTTTGTTTCAATACAATTAAAATACTCTTTGAAATTAGATAGTATTTCACTTGTTAGTTGCAATGTAGGTTCTCCGCCAGTCCAAATAATTACTTTGCAATTAAATTTTTCTATTTCTTTTTTTAGTTCATTAATACTATATTCTATATATTTGTCAAATTTAGTATCACAAAACCAACACTCTAAATTACAATTTGCTAATCTTACAAAAACAGCCTCCATTCCTGTATTAGCCCCTTCTCCTTGTATTGACTTAAATATTTCTACTATTTTAATTTTTTTCATATCTACAATTAGTTTTTGGAGTTTCACTCATTTCTATTGCTGACAAAAGAGGAAAATCTGGTTTGAATTTTTCATAAATAAATTTAGTCATATTTTCTACCGATGTCTGAAAATCAAATATATCGTTTAGATGTTTATGATCTAATTCATTATCAAAATATTTTTTGAACGGCTTTAAATCGTTATAATCTAATACAAAGCCATCTTTGTTTGGCTCTCCTTTTAATTCCACTGTTACAATATAGTTATGACCATGCAGACGACCGCAGGGATGTTCTTTGTCAAGTCCTATTAATATATGACTTGCTGAAAAATTAAATTGTTTTGATATTGTATTCATTTTATAAATTTTTTAATGCATATTTCTGAAACCTAATCCATTCTTTAAAGTTATGTATTGCAACAGATTTACTTTTTATTCTTTGTGTTTTAGAGGACTGTATCTGCTCCATAGTTCTACCGTTAAAATGATATAAAAAACCTCCTCTATTCCCATAAATCCATGAGGTGCTATCAACTGAGTAGAACTTATATTTTTGTAATTTTTTTAAATTAGTAAAACCTAATCCGTGGACTTTACAATTTTCTTTTTTCGCTTCGCTAAGTAACCAAGTAAAAAAAGGGTAATGTTTTGGTCTTATTTCTTTTGTTACTATTCCTCCGATTGCAACATAATCATAATCTTTTATCATCTGTAACCAATACTCTTTTCCTCTGGATTTATGCCAAACTGGGATACATTGCTTATTTGTTAGTTTTTCTAATTTTGTTCTTAATCGTTCTACTTCTTTTATTCCTACAATACTATCAATATCAAGTTCAAAGAATAATTTTATATCATTATTATTAATAAATTTTGCGTATTTTTCAGTGTAACTATCCCAATCTAACTTTTTAGAAGTATTGGACATAAACGTAAAAGCTCCGCTATCTAATAAGAAATGCCAATGATTTTTTATATAAGGTATCATCCAATCTTTGATATAATAAAAACTCTCTAATACATATATCTTTTCCTTCTCTACTAATTTTAAATATTCCTTACTTTTTCTAATATTATG